CTGCAAGTCTTTGTGTACCTGCGGTATTATTTGCTTTAACTGTATATGCATCTGTGCCATCAATATTTTCTTGGTCAGAAAATCTAATAAACATGTCGTCTTGAGATGATGTTGTACCAATAGTTGTTTCTGTTCCAAAAAATACTAAGTGTCTGTCTGGTGTAGATACTAATACATGACGTGATGCAGTTGGTGCATTTGCTAATAACGTAGCTCTTGTAGAAGTAGAACCACCGCCGGCTGCGTCCCATTCAAAGCATGGACCATTATATATTAGTGCAATTAATTTTGTTCCGTAGTTATCTAGTACCCATAAACCTGGATCAAGTGTAAAGTCTTGTGCTGAAGCGTTCCCCCATCCAACATAGTCTGATATGTTTGTAACAGTTGCACCTGCGCTGTGTGTTGTAGGTGTTGTCCCATTAATATTTCGGGCACCCCCGCTTAACGTGTTTGTTGTAGTGTTGTTAGCAGTATAGCTAATATCCTCAGTTCCGATTCTAATTGATCCAGTTGCTGGAAAAGCTGCAGAACTTGTTAAAACAATTGTCGTGTCAACTGTGTTGGTTATGTTAGCTGCAAGAGTGGTAGTAGCAGCCCCAATCGCTGTACCGGACCAAAGAGCTGTACCCCAACCATAACCACCTAATTGTTGTGAAGGTCCAACTGTATAATAACATAAAATAGAAGCAGACCCACTACTAGATAAAGGTGTCCCTGATTCCTGAGCAGCCATTGTGATTGTAAAAGTAGATGTTGTAGGAACCGAAGTTACCATAAATTTTTGATCCTCAAAAGTAGCATCAGTGTAAGTTGACCCTACTGCAGTAACTCCGCTAACAGCATCAAACATAACAATATCGTCTTCGCCTAGTCCATGTGTCCCGGTACATGTTACTGTAACTGATGTTGATGAAGCTGTACTTGTAAATGTTGCGCCTGTTAAAGTGGCTCTTATTGGATGAATGTCATAGTATAAACCACCTGAATAAACATAAAGAATTCTGTTTGTGCCGATGGCTGCGTATTTAATACCTGCGTTATCATCAAAGTGATGGAGAGCTCTTGCGGCTCCCGTAAGTTTATCCTCGCCTAATTGATCCCAACCCCCTATTTTTTCTGGGGTACCGTATCTAAATCTGACATTGTCACCATCAAACCATTGGCCTTCGGCTCCTGTCTCTGTGACTTGTTTATTAAATCCGGGTAAAAATCCTAATTTTTGTAGCATAATATCACACTATATCTGGTTTTTGTAAATTTTTGTAGCTTTAATTATAGTTGATATTTATATTAAATCTAGCTTTAGCATTGCTACATGTGGTGCTACAATGTAGTTTACCAGGGTCAAAAAACAAGGCTTTGTTTTCTACAGACCCTATTTTGCTGTTTTCCAAAACAGTAAAACCATCACAGGTGTTTAAAGAAAGAAGACAACCTTTATGAGAAAATTCATAATCAACGTGTTTATTATGTTCGATAACATTTTCAGTTCTAGGATAACAATTAAATTTAACCCTAATAAGATTATTCACATTTAAGTGTGAAAGAAGTTTGTCTTTTATAAATTCATAATGTGAACTTCTAGGTTTTGAATCATATATTAAATGAGTAAAAAAACCATTTTTTTCACCTGGTTCTTTTTTAAAAGCTATTTCATCTTGAAAATACCATGGAAAATACTTATCAAATACAAGTTTAGTTAAATCATCAAAATCTTTTTTTGGTAAAAAATTGTTTATTACTTTCATTTATCTATAATTATGTTCCATTCTAATACAGGTATTAATTGTTCTAAGAATACAACTTTATTTGATTGTGTTTTTAAATACTTATGTAATTCTTTTACATCAATTACAACATACTGATTTTTTAAATCATAAACAATTTTGTCAGCTTTAGTTTTAAAAGAACCACCTTTAACATTATTTTTTAATGGTCTTAAATCAAATTTATATTTTTGATTATGTAACACCCCATCTACATCCCATAGCTCTTGTTTCTTTTGTTTTAAAGTAGCTTTGGTTGTGTTGGTTAATTTATTATAAAATTCACTATAAACCTTAGCACCCACAGTCACAGTCTTTTTTATTGTCTTTTTTGTCTGGAAAAAATTTAATTCTTTTTTCAACGATTGTCTGATCAGTAGTAAAAGTCATGTTTTTTAATTTAAACCTTAGATCGCCAATAATTTTAGAAAAATTTTCTAACAAGCCAGATTGTGTCTCTAGTTGAAAATTTAAATTTTCAATATGTTTTTTTAAAACTCCATTCATATCTTTTTCACTTGAAAATAAAACTTGCAATGATGAATACTTTTCTTCTATCATTTCATATTTTTCTTTATCTGTTACTGGTTTCATTTATTTTCCTCCTTTATTAAAAAAACCTGGTAAACCTAAAAAAGGTCTTCCATCATATTTTAATTTTTCATTTTTCTCATCTGTGTAATGAAGAAAAACTTGAACACAATATACACCGTCAAATCTTTCACGCCAATGTTCAAATTTACATCCTTCATAAACTAACATATCTCCTGCCTTAAGAGTTACTTTTTTATCATTAATAAAAATAGGCCAGGGGTCTCCACCTAGATTTAAAGTAATAGAAAACTCACAACTAGGTCTGTCTACATGTTTTTTTAACTTAGCCCCTCTTTGATACACTCTAGCATAAGAGTAGGTTTCTGTTAAATTTTTTCCAATAGTTTTTTCAACTATGGGTCTTAAACTAGTTAATAACACCTCACAATTTATATCTGAATAAATAGAAAAACTATCAGGAACCATAGGATCAGTAAATATTCCGTCCTTATTTTCAAAAGGAGATATATATTTATGTTCGAAAAGAGCTCTGGTTGTTCTTTGTTTTAACAAAAAATAATTTGTAATATGCTTACACAAATTTTTTGGAACAACTTTTTTTATTACTGTATAACCTTCAAATTTAGACATTGAATTTTCTTCCTAAGAATTTATCTTTTAACGTAGAAAACTTATATTGTAAACCATTAATTAAATTTTCATTAAAAGGTTTTGTATTAAAATTTATTTTTAATTTATCATTATTTTCAGAAGTAATTAAGTATAAAGCAGTTCCCTGCGTAATGTTTAAAGTCTCAACATGTTTTTCTATTGGCATAAAAAAATTTAACTCTAATGGGTTTTTACAATTTAAAACTCCAGGAACTATTTCAAAGTTATTTAACTCCCACCAAGGATTGTTTAAATGAATAGGGTATTTAGATTGAACTGTAACTCCAAAATTAAATTTTAATATCGCTTTATATTTTCCGTTATCTTTATATTTAAAAAGTTGTTCGTAAGGAACATCAGTAACTGTTTTTTGTCCTAAATCACCGGCACCTACAAACGCTTTCCATTTATCACCATTAAAATTTATTTGGATATCAAAAGGACTTGTAAAAGAAACAGACCTTGCATAAAGATTTAATACTCCACTACATGCTTTAGGTGTTTTAGATAAAGGATTATTCTTTTCAAATAGCACCGGAATATTTTTAAAATAATCAGGAACATTTTTAGGATAAGTTAAAAAATGATTTTTAATTATTTCTAAAGGTATTTTTTTACTTCTTATTTCCATTTTGGTCCTTCGTGCCAAATTACTAAACTATATCTAGTTCCTTTTGTAACAGGGTTAACTTTGTGTACTACAAAACTTGGAAAGATAGCTATTGAGCCTCTTGGAGCCAGTTCTTTACATACAATAGAACGTCGTTTCTCTGGCACCTCATCTACAATAAATTCTAATTCTCCCCCTTTATAGTCTTTAGGGTCAGATAAAGAAATAGATAAAGAGATTTTCCTGTCTCTAGCTTTTGGGTTTTTATTAGGAAAATAATCAGTGTGCCAACCATAAAATTGGTTTTCTTTATAAATAGTAAATTGAAAATTATCTATATAGTTTATATCATATTTCCATTCTTTAAGTGTTTCTTGAACACAGGGTCTTACCCATTTATAGATCCATTCTCCATGTACCCAAGAAATATGAGAATGTCTAATTTTTTGAAGATTTAACAAATCTTCTTTGGATAGATCATTACTATCTTTATCTGCAGTAACACCTGTTTTTACACCGGATGAGAGCCCTAATTTAATTATTTCTTCACATACGTGAGGAGGAATAACAGATTTAAAAACTTTATATGTATTTTCTAAAAACATTATGATTTTATATAATTTATATTTATTAAAACTTTTTTATCATCAGTTGATGAAACGGCTTTGTGTAAAGTGTTGCCATCAAAATCAACTAAAGTATTTTCTTCGCTTTTTATTTTTTTATTTTCAAATACAGTATAACCATTATTTGTGTTTAAATAAAATATAGCGGTTCTATAATTTTTAATATCATCTACATCTTTATGAAACATACTTTCAAACTTTTTACCTGTTTTTGGATAAAGATTTAATCTAACTCTTATTAAAGCTGAAGGTTTAAGTTTATATATTAAGTCTTCAAACAAACTAAAAAATTCTGAATTAGGTTTGTAAAATTGATATAATAGATGATAAAAATTTGATATCTTATCTTTTGGATTAGCTAAATGATCTAAATAATACCATGGAAAAGTTGTATTTTTTCCATACAACAACTCTTGTAATTTTTTTAAATATTCTTTGTCTATAAAGTTTTTATGTATTTTCATTATCTAAAAAACTGTACCAACCTGTAATTATACATTTTTCAGCATCTTTACTAACCTGACTTCGGTGAGCATGAGTCCAATCGGGAGGCCATATTAAAGTTAATCCTTTCTTAGCAGGAGAAGTAAATTTTTGATATTTAAAATCTGTACCACCATTTTTAACATCATTTAAATAAGTCATAAAAACTAACATTCTTTTTAAACCTCTATTCATGCTGGGACCGCTTCGTTCAAAATGAAAGTTTTTATAACCCCCTCCTTTTTTATAATATTGTATATTAATGTCTTCGCAGATATTAAATTTTTCTACTGTACCTAGGTCAGGGTAATCTTTTATATAATTATCTAAACAAAGCTGTAAACATTTTCTATAGGCCAAGATTTCAGGTTCCGCATTTTGAGAACTCACTTGTAAATCTATACTTTCTTTTATAGTTTTATCTACTACTACCGGTTGTTTTTCTCTTGCAAAAACTCCTTGGTGAGTATGACCTAATTCATGGTTTCTTTTAAACCATTTAACTAAATCACTACATACTTTTTTAGGTATGTACCAAGACCCAATAAAATGTTCTGGTGGTAAAATATCAGCTTTCTTTAATTTCATTCTCCCTAATAAATATCAGGAAAAAATATATAAATCAACTATGTTTTGATTGTATTTTTTAACAATTGATTTAGATCAATTGTATTATTCTTTATAACCTATGTCGACCCACGTTTGAGTATCTTCATCCCACTGCCATAATTCAAGACCAACATCTTCTGGCTTGGGTACAGGAGGCACCCATGATCCATTTGTAGAATCTAAGGTCCAAGATGGATAAGGTTGAGGTGCATAACAAATACCACTTGAAGGATCATATGTATATCCTGCAGCCGCTCTCTGACCTGATAAAGCTTCAGATGTTTCAAACCAGAAATTACTGGAGCCATACATTTTTTTTATAGAATCTACTGTTTCAGTATCATCAGCTAAGACAGTTCTTATAACTGTATTTGTGGGAGATACTTCTGCAAAATATTTCATTACGCTAAATTTAGTGTCCCGGACACATTAAAAGTTGCTAATTTATCTGAACCAACAGTAGTTAATGTATTTGATCCTGGTGCTACCGCAAGATCAGGATAAAAAGCTGCCTCTGAAGCAGGCACTCTGATGTAAACTATTCCATTTCCACCGTTTGCTGTTCCCTGGCTGCCATGAGTTCCTCCGCCGCCTCCGCCGCCGAGTCCATTAGATCCATCAGTTGCTACTCCTCCGCCGCCGCCAGATCCTCCGGATCCACCGCCAGTTCCGGGCCAATAAGCTCCACCTCCGCCGCCGCCGGCGTAAGTTACTGGTGAACCTGTAATTGAATTTGCTGCTCCACTTCCGCCTGGAGTTCCAGCTCCGGTAACACCACCGTTGTTATTTGATCCGGCTCCACCAGCTCCGCCTCCACCAGAGGCATTAAAATTTCCGCAAGCTCCTGATGAGTTACATGAGTTTCCGCCGTCATAACCTTCTACTGGAGAATAGCTTCCTAAGTTACCGTCTCCGCCTACGCCTTGGTGACATCCACCTCCGCCAGAGCCTCCGTCTGAATAATCAGGTGCAATATCGTTACCGACTGTTGAACCTCCGCCGCCGCCAGTAGTAGAAAAAGTACCGCCGTCATGTTCAATAGAAGTAGTTCCCCCTCTTATGGCTGATCCTGTGTTGGGACTTGCACTATCAGGTGCTCCTGATCCAACTGTAACAGTGTTTTCTGCTGCTGCTAAAACTAATTTAGTTCCTCCTGGATAAGAAGAACGCATGCCGCCGCCTCCGCCGCCGCCTCCGGTATATCCATATCCGCCTCCGCCGCCGCCAACGACTAAGTAGTCGACTTCCGCGGGACGAACAGATGCTCCTCCAGAACCAAAACCTAAAACTTGATAACCAAAACTTGCCATACTCTAACCTCCTTATGCATCATTAGCTGCGTCAGTAGTATAGAATACTTTTACTCCAAGAACTCTTGCTTCTCCAGTAAATGTGTCACCACCGTCAGCTGCTTTTCTAAATAATTGAAAATAAGTTAAATCATCATCAGCTGGAGAACCAGCAATAGTGATTGCACTGCTTTCAGATGTAACTTGTTGATCTTCAACTGTTCCTATGCCAGCATCTGTAACTTCTATCGCTGTTCCATAAGCAACATCGATCGTATCGTTATCACTAACTGAAACACCTTGTAATCCAAAAATACAGTTACCTGTGTTTGTAGTAGAAGGAGACCAGAAAACTTGATAAGTCACTGTTCCTAAATTCCATTGTTTTGGCATAGCAATTGAAAATTGTGTGTATTGTTGTGTACTAGCATCAAAATCAAATACATTTAAATCTGGTCTTGTTGCTGTTGTTTCAACAGTAGCTGAATCTGCAGCGTTTGTAGTAGGCGCAAGCATTGCTGCTGCGGGCACCCAAATAGTTTCTTTTCCTGCAATTTTAATTGCAGCTGTTGCTGATTTAAGTACTCCAGATCCTTTAGGGTTTAAATTTATATCAACGTTTGTTTCACCTGTTGCTGATAAAGTTGGACCATTACCTGTTGCTGCGTTAGCTAAAGTAAATTCATTAACTGCTGAACCTGTAGCTGTAAGTAAAACTAATTCGTTTCCGCTAGTATCTAAAATTGAAGTTCCAATTTTAGGACTAGTTAAAGTTTTGTTTGTTAAAGTC